TTTAGCGAAAGATAATTATATTCATCACGCGGGATATAATGATACCACGGTTAAACATTACTTCGATAACCCGAAGAGCTTGTCCAAGTCAAAGAAAGAAACGGACTTGTTTAAGTACGTCAAAGAGTTAGAGACGTTCATCAAGAAGCATAAGAGCCCGACGATCCGCTGGACAGCCTGTAAGGTTTTATCAGATGAGTGGAAGTCGACCAGCTTTAAGACGATTATCGGTAAACAGAAATGAAGCGGAACGATATCGTATATATCCTGAAGAACGATATAGATACAGACGAGATCCTGTACTCGGTACGGTCAGTCGTAAAGAACTTTCCGTATGATCGGATATGGTTCTACGGTGGTAAGCCTAAAGGGTTAGAGCCTGACCGTCACGTCGAGTATAAACAGATAGGCGCGAGTAAGTGGGACAGGTCGACGGATACAGTCAGACAGATATGTTCTAACGACGAGATCACTAAAGACTTTTGGTTATTTAACGATGACTTCTTTATCGTCGAGAAGATAGACGACTTACCGCCGATGATACTCGGTACGCTGGGTAGGCGAGTACAGAAGATATACGATAAGCATAACATGAACACCAAGTACTCGAGACAGCTACAGGATACGCTCGGCGTACTGAAGCGTAACAAGTACGACAGGCTAGACTACGCGGTTCATTGTCCGATACTGATTAACAGAGACAAGGGATTACAGACTATAAAGAAGTTTAGCGGGCATCCGATGTTCAGAAGTCTATACGGTAACCACCACGCGATAGGCGGGCAGGTAACCGAGGACTTCAAGGTGTTCGGACTAGACGAGCTACCACGCGAGGGCGTGGCTATCGTATCGACTACTGATAAGTCATGGAGGGACGGCAAGGTCGGAAGGTATATCCGGGATATGTTTAACGAGCCGTGCAAGTATGAAAGAATACGCTGAACAGTTCTACTCGTCTAAAGCGTGGAAGGACTGTAGAGAAGAATATAAGAAGACAGTCGGTTATCTATGCGAACGATGTAAAGCTAAAGGACTACTCGCACCGGCAGAGATCGTTCACCATAAGATACATATAACGCCGCACAATATAAAGCGAGCCGATATAGTTCTGAACTTCGATAACCTCGAAGCATTATGTCGTAACTGTCACGCAGAGGCGCATAAAAAAATAAAAAGGAGATACAAGGCTGACAAGTACGGGAGAGTGGGCGTAGCCAAGGACGCCTGACAGCCCCCCGATCGACGAAAAATCGAAGGACACGGGGGCACCGGTGCGCGGGGTCGAGAAAAAAGTTTCGCGAGAGAAACGAAAGATATGTCGAAAAAATGCGAAATAAACAAAGACAACTGGATTTACACTTACTACCAAGGAATTAAGGACGGGACGTACCTCGTCGGTAGCTGGATCGAGCTTTTATACGAGTATCTGATTAAAGGACTGCAAGACAGGCAGTTCTTTTTTGACGCAAAGAAAGCGAACGACGCGATCGAGTGGGTAGAGTCTCACGCTTTTCATGTTGAGGGCGATTTAGCACCCGGGCCGCTGAAGTTAGAGCCGTGGCAGAAGGCGAGACTGTCAGCGATCTTCGGTATCGTAGACGAAGACGGTCATCTTCAGTTCAGAGAAGTATTTTCCGTTACGGGGAGAAAGAACGGAAAGTCACTCGAGGGCGCAGCGGTCGGTAACTATGTCTTCCGTAAGTTTGGCGGGTACGGGTCGAGGGTTTATTGCATAGCCCCTAAACTCGAACAGGCCGATATCATCTTTGACTCGGCGTGGGCGCAGACACAGATTGACCCGGAGTGGAAAACGTTAAAGGAACACGTCGGCGAGAAAGACGAGCATAACAAAAAGATAAACGATGACGCTATGCTCGTTAAACGCAATCAGTCGAAGCTGTACGTCAGAGGTACAAATAGCACGTTTAAGAAAATCGCATTTTCGGCGAAGACTTCCGACGGCTTTAACCCTGCGTTAGCTATATGCGACGAGGTCGCCGCGTGGGAGGGTGACAAGGGTCTAAAGCAGTACGAGGTTATGAAGTCAGGTATGGGCGCGAGAAAAGACGCTCTGATGATTTCGTACACGACCGCCGGTTATGTTAACGACTCCATCTATGACGAACTGATGAAACGCTCGACGCGGTTCTTACTCGGCGACAGCAAAGAAAAGAAGCTACTACCATTTCTCTACACGATAGACGATGTAGACAAGTGGAACGATATAAACGAGTTACGGAAAAGCAACCCGAACCTAGGCGTATCTGTCCCGGTCGACTACCTACTCGAAGAAATAGCGATCGCGGAGGGATCACTTTCTAAACGCGCCGAGTTTATGACGAAATACTGTTGCGTGAAACAGAACAGTTCGCTCGCGTGGCTATCTGCTGAACTGGTCGAGGCAGCCTGTGGCGAGCATTTCGACTTCGAGGACTTTAGAGACTGTTACTGCGTAGGCGGTATCGATCTATCTCAGACAATAGACCTCAGCGCAGCGGTTTTAGTCATCGAGAAAAAGGGCGAGTTATACGTTATCGCTCATTTTTGGCTGCCGTCCGAAAAGATAGACGAGGCGACGCAGAGAGACGCGCTACCGTATAACGCTTATATCGAGCGAGGGATATTAAGCCCGTCGGGTGATAACTTCGTAGATTATCACGACTGTTATAAATGGTTTACGGATCTGATCGAGAAGTATCATATCATGCCGTTAAAAGTCGGTTACGATAGATACTCCGCGCAGTATTTAGTTCAGGAGATGAAAAGCTACGGCTTTCACATGGACGACGTATATCAGGGAGAGAACCTTTACGGCGTAATACAGGAGACGCAGGGGTTACTAGAAGATAAAAAACTACATATCGGCGATAACGATTTACTAAAGGTTCATCTACTAAACTCGGCGATAAAAATGAGCACGGAACGAGGACGGGGAAAGCTGATAAAGCTCTCGCCGTCTTTGCATATTGACGGAACCGCGGCTCTACTGGACGCTATGACAGTTCGGCAGAAGTGGTTCGAAGAAATAGGCGAGCAGATAAGAAACAGGGGTAAATAGTATGGGTCTTTTTGACAATTTGTTTAAGAACAGACCGAAACCGCAAGGGGACTACCGGGGTGTATTCAAAATGCTAAACGGATACACGCCGGTATTTACTTCGCGGAGTGGCGGCGTATATGAGTCGGAGTTAATAAGGGCAGCGATTAACGCTAAAGCGACGCATATAAGCAAGTTAAAGATCGACATAACAGGGGCGGCGCGACCTGCGTTACACGCGAAGATGAAACACGGGCCGAACTCGTTCCAGACGTGGTCACAGTTTATGTATCGTCTCGACACGATGTTAGAGATACATAACACCGCATTTATAACGCCCGTATATGACGAGTACGGCGAGCCGTCCGGTATCTACTGTCCGCTGCCCGAACGCTGCGAGATCGTCAAGTTTAACGATGTACCGTATCTGCGTTACGAGTTTTCGAGAGGTAATAAGGCGGCGATCGAGTTATCATACTGCGGCATTATGACGAAGTTTCAGTATTCTAACGATTTCTTCGGCGAAAATAATACACCGCTTACGCCGACAATGGATCTGATACATATACAGGATCAGGGCATTAAAGAGGGTGTTAAGTCAGCCGCTACCTATCGGTTTATGGCACGTATGGGTAACTTCAGCAACGACGAGACGCTGAAAGCCGAGCGCGAACGGTTTACCGAGAAGAACTTCGGATACGAAAACAACGCGGGCGGCCTGTTACTGTTCCCGAACACTTTCACGGATATTAAACAGGTTGACGTTAAACCGTGGATAGTCGACGCGGATCAGATTAAACAGATTAAGGACAACGTCTTCGACTACTTCGGAGTAAACGAAGAAGTATTACAGAACCAAGCCTACGGCGATAAGTGGTCGGCGTTCTATGAGGGCGCGATCGAACCGTTCGCGGTTCAATTTAGCGAAGTGATGACGAAAATGTTATTTACACTTCGTGAGCAGTCACAGGGTAACGCGGTTATCGCGTCGGCTAACA